TCATTGACAACGACATTGAAGACAACGAGCGCATCGCAATCGGCATGACCGGGATTGAGCACACACGCTTGATGCGGGAGAATGAGCTTACCTCTGGTGATTTTTCCAGAAACTTTGTTGTTGAAAAAGGCCGCATTACCCAAGCCCTTGGCATGGATATTGTTGTTTTTGCTGCGAACTCAACGCTTCCAATTATCCCTGTAGCCTCAAGCCAACGGCAATTAATTGCTATGGCACAAGACGGGATTGCGCTGGGTATCTCGCAAGAAATGACGGTGAAAATCCAAGAACGTAACGATTTGCACGAAACAACCCAAGTGGTTGTTGAGTTGGAAATTGGCGCGGTTCGCACCGAGGGCAAAAAAGTCCAACGTGTAACGACTACGGCTTAACGGAGGGATGAACCATGTCTCTTAACATTTACAAAAGGCTTACAGCCCTTGAGAATAGACCTACTGTTCCTTCTGGTGCGACTCTTACTCTCAATGCCGTACAGCACGCAGGACGGTTGATCCTTCTCAATACCGCTACCGGAGGAACATATATTCTCCCGGCGGCTACTGGGACGGGCAACAATTACTGCTTTTTTTCATCTGTTAGCCAAACATCCGGGTCTATTATCATCCGTGTTGCCAACGCAACGGACGTGATGCAGGGATTGGCTGTAGTTGCAGCTACAGCTTATGGTGTGTTTCCAACAACCACAACGTCGGACACAATTACCTTTAACGCCACCACTCAAGGCGGCTTGCGCGGGTCATACGTTGAAATTGAAGACGTGGCTGCTGGCTTGTTCCGAGTTAAGGTTAACGCTGTTGGTTCTGGAACTGCGGTAACTGTCTTTAGTGCAACCGTTTAACATTATTTCATAGGAGTAACTACCATGCCCGTAGAAAATAAATACACAGATGCTAACCTTGTTGCGAACAAAAAAACCGAAGCCTACAAAGTGGGTTCTGGTTCGGAGCCGTTTATTCTTGTTGGGACTGTTAGTGTAGCAGCCGCTGACGATGACGGAAGTATCTTCCGGGTTTTCGCCTCTGTGCCTTCCAACGCTATTCCTATCAGTCTTGAAGTGGTGAACACAGCAATTACTGGAGGCACTTCTTACGGCTTTGGTTTGTACCGTTCTAACCTTGGCTCGGTGGTAAACGCTACCGTGCTGGCTTCGGCAGTTTCAATGGCTACAGCAAGAACAATTGATACGGCTAACAACGTCGGGCTTGGGGCTTTGACGTTGGGCGAAGTCCGTACGCTGGCTTCTCTTTCTGGGGCCACTAACCCTGATGATTCTTACGACATCGCTCTTACCGCCACCACGGTAGGAACCGCTGCCGGAACCATCCGCGTTAGAGGCATTTTTGTTTTTAACTAAACTTCGCGCCCGGCCAGTAGGGGGTAGCTTCCTGCTGGCCGAAAAGGGGGTTTAATGGCGGTCACATCATCAACGGACATCTGCAACATGGCCTTGGATTTACTCCAAGGCGGTTTTGTTTCGGATATATCTTCACCGCAGACAAGCACCGAGGAAAAATGCGCTCGGTGGTATGACGTTAACCGCCGGATGTTGCTTAGAATGCACCCGTGGAATTTTGCCATAAAAAGAGCAGAATTGAGCGCAAGTTCAACAATCCCTTTGTTTGGTGCCGCCGCCGCCTTTCCCGTCACCGCTGATTTTATCAGGCTGCTGCGGGTAGTGAATGAAGACGATATGATTTACGCGGCATCAGATTATTTCTTTGAAAACAAAAGCATTATGCTGCGTTATTCCGATGCTACCGTATGCCGCATAATTTACATTTCTGATGTAGAAAATGTTTTGGCTTTTGATGATATTTTTATTCAGCTTCTTGCCGTAGAGATTGCCCTGTCTCTTGCGTACTCGATCACGCAAAACAATTCCAACATTGAGCGGCTTTCGGCTATCCGCAAAACCTTGATCAAGAACGCGACGGGCATTGACGGCCAAGAGCACCCGCCAGAAGTCAGGCGAGTTAGTGTTAACCGCAACGCACGACGTTCTCTAGGCGTGCGCGATACTACCCGGCACTATTTTAATGGTTAGCGTCAACACATCACAGCCGGATTTTTCCGCTGGGGAAATCGCGCCTAAATTCTACGGTAGGCACGATCTCCAAATAACCTACAAAGGGGCGCGGCGGGTAAGGAATTTTATTGTTGAAGCCGCTGGGGGTGTGTTCTTTAGACCTGGGTTTTACTACGCAGCCCAGACAAAAAACAATCAGCCCGCGTGGCTGTATAAATTCAGGTTTATTGACAGTGCAAGTTTTACGCTGGAGTTTACGCAAAACGCTATCCGGTTCTACCGGAACAACGGTCAGGTACGCTTTGCGGCGCAAAACATTACCGGGATTACGCAAGCAAACCCCGCCGTTGTCACCTACAGCGGCGCAGACACCTTTGCCAATGGCGACAGTGTATTGCTGGGCAATATTTCTGGAATGACCAACCTAAACGACAATGAGTATATCGTTGCTAACGTCAACGTCGGCGCAAACACGTTTGAGCTTGCAGGGGTTAACTCAACGGCATTCCCGGCCTATACGTCTGGGGGCGCTATTGAGAAGGTGATGGAGATCGTCACTACTTATGCAACCGCAGACCTTGAGGCGTTAAAGTTTGCCCAAGAAAAAAACGTGCTTTACATCACCCACCCTTCATACCCGCCAAAAAAGCTAACGTACACCAGCCCGACAAGCTGGACGTTTTCCGACCACTCACCCATACGGAAAACACGGCAAAACGCACAGGTTATTAGCGCGGTGACATTGGCTAACCCGGCTGTGTTGACCTACACCGGGAGCGATTCTTTTGTTAATGGTGACACGGTTTTTATTAACAGTGCCACGGGCATGACCGAAATTAACGAGCGGGAATTTACCATTGCCGCCGTCAACACGGGTGCAAACACGTTTGAGCTTGTCGGCTTAGATTCGTCTGGCTATGCAGCGTACACGGGCGGGGGTATCGTCAGGAAAGTCTCGTCTGCGGCAGCACCATTCCTTTCCGCTGGGACTTACCCCGGCGCGGTGGGATTCTATGATCGGCGGCTTTTTTATGGGGGCAGCACGAATGAACCCAACACGCTTTTTGGTAGTAACGCTGGGAATCTAGACGATTTTACTTTGCAGATTGATTTGTCTCCCGGAGCGCAACCAGAAGCAAACGAAGGAATTGAGTATCAAATTTACGGCGCGGCAAAAATAGAATGGCTGGCCGGAACCGATAAATTCCTTACCATTGGCGCAACAAACGACGTGCTTTTTGCAACAAGTGGTATTGATAATATTGTTACGCCTTCGAGTCTTGCAATCAAGCCAACCAACAGTTACGGCGTTGATGATGTTAATCCCATAGGCCGGGGTTCGCTTCTGTATTATTTGCAGGGCGATAAAAGCACTATGCGCTCATTTGAGTACAGCCTCGAACAAGATAGATACGTTCCCGTAAATAGGAACGAAATTTCAGAGCATCTTACCTATGAGGGAATATCGCAGTTTGATTACGTTGAGGGCAGCAACGATATTCTATGGGCGGTACGGGAAGACGGCAAGTTAGTAGGGATGACGACCAGCAGCACGGAAAGCATAAGCGGCTGGCACCTTCATTCAACCGACGGCGATTTTAAAAGCGTGTGCAGCCAGACGCGGCTACACGATGACGGGCAGCTATGGGCGTGTGTAAAAAGAACAGTCAACGGCGTTGATAGGTACAATGTTGAGTACATGGCCGATACCATCGTCTACCCGATGCGAGAGGACTTTTTTACCGAAAATGAGGCCGCCGATAAAGCCGCCTTTGCCAGAGCAACCTATGAAGCCCAGAAACAATACGTTTACCTTGATTCTGCGGTCACATACGATGGTTCTGTCTTTGCTACACAGGCAATAACACCGGGCGCGACCACGGGAACAGGGATAGTGTTTACGGCGGCTGGAAGCGTGTTCACAGCGGACATGGTGGGTTCAGAGATTATTCGTAAAAGCGTTACCGGGTACGAAACAGGGGTTGCCATAATTACCGCCTATAGCAGCCCCACAAGCGTCACCTGTACTATTGTGGAAGCGTTTAACAG